CTGCTTATTGTCCGGAACATCGTTTTCCGCGCCCTCAAGGCCCCAGGCTCCCGTCACCTTATCGCCCGCTTCCGATTTAACCATCTCAAAGCCTCCATCATCGCCGACACTTTCCCCAAGGTTATGCAACTGTGCTTCCCTGGGGTCCAGTACACCATGAACCAAACCGATTGGTACGTGGATTTCCCCAACCGGTCACAAATCTGGTTCGCCGGCCTCGATGACAAGCAGCGGTTAGACAAGGTGCTGGGGTCCGAGTTCTCCACCATCTATCTCAACGAGTGCTCTCAGATCTCCTGGGAGGCCCGCGAGACGGTTAAGACCCGTGCTGCCCAGTTGGTGGACCAGGAGACCACGGGCGGTGGCAAGCGGCCCCTGCCCATCCGCATGTATTACGACTGGAACCCCACGAACAAGGGCCATTGGGTCCACAAGCTGTTCCACCGCAAGATTGACCCGGGCGAGGGTAAGCCGCTCAAGAATCCCGAGAACTTCGCGCACTTCAAAATGAACCCGGTGGACAACCAGGAGAACATCGCAGGCAACTACCTGGCCGAACTCCAGGACTCCGGCTCCCGTGTTCGTAAGCGCTTCCTTGAGGGCGAGGCCGCGGACGAGAACCCGAACGCCATGTTCCCTGAGGAATACATCGACCGCGCCCGCGTGCTGGACGGGAAGATCCCCGAGCTGATTCGTGTGGTGGTGGCCGTGGACCCTTCGGGCTCGGATGACGTGGACAACCTGGAGAACGATGAGATCGGCATCATGGTTGGAGGGCTTGGCACCGATGGCCGGGCCTACCTGCTGGAAGACCTAACCCTCAAGGCTGGCCCTGGTACCTGGGGCCGCGTGGCGACCAATGCCTACGACCGGCATGAAGCCAACGTCATCGTGGCGGAAGACAACTTTGGCGGGGCCATGGTCAAGGCCACCATCCAGACCGCCAGGCCCAACACCCCCTATAAGGCCGTCAAGGCATCCCGCGGCAAGCACGTGCGCGCCGAGCCTATCAGCGCCCTCTACGAGCAAGGCAAGGTCTGCCACGTAGGCCACTACCGCCAGCTTGAGGACGAGCTGACCAGCTTTTCCACCATGGGATACCTGGGCAACCGCTCTCCCAATCGGGCCGACGCCCTGATCTGGCTCCTGGCCGAACTCTTCCCGGCCATTGTTGCCGAGCAGGCCCCACCCCCGCCTAAGGGCGCACCCTCACAATTTCGCAGGACGTTAGGAATAGCGTGAAAAAGAACAGCAAGCGCGACCAGAAGATCATCGACCAGTTCAAGTCCGACCGGGACACCGACCGGGACTACTGGGACCCCATTTACAAGGAATGCCAGGAGCACGCCTCGTTCACCCTGGAAGGCAAGCAGCTCAAGGATGAGGACTGGAGCGCCATGGGCGTGACCAAGCCCAAGCAGCCCAATCTCTTGATTACCTACGCCAACCACGAAGCCAACAAGACCCTCCAGACCGATTACAAAATCAAGGTCTCCCCCAATGGGTCCGGCGCATCGGTGGCCGCGGCACGGGAGCGGCAGGAAGTCCTCCGCGGTCTCCAGCGCAAGAACAACATCAACCAGATTTTCAACCAGGTCCGCCGCCTCCAGGTGGCCGGAGGCATCGCCTACTCCATCGCCATATTGGACTATGCCGGGAAGCGGGGGTTCGGAAAGACCCTGGATGATGAGTTCCTTGAGGATTGGAAGAGCGTGTATCCCGACCGGGACGCCAAGAACGCCACGCTCTCCGACATGAAGCGCTTCACCATCAAGAAGACCGTCCCCAAGTCCGCTTGGGAGGACGAGACCGGCGAAGAGCCCAAGGGGTGGGGGCAGAAGAAGGAAAAAGACCTGTGGTATTACTGGGTCCGGGAGGACATCCGGGACAAGGAATACCTGATGGAGGACGGGGAATCCCGCTCCATGGGGTCCAAGCTGAACGGCGACCTATCCAAGGTCAAGCTGGATGAGGACGGCGAACCCCTCCACCGGCCCACGGAGGATTACTCCTGGTGCTGGTACAAGATCAGCGAGGACGATGTCATTCTCCAGGAGCAATCGTGGAAGGGCTCACACCCTCCGCTGGTCGCATGCACCGGCCGCAAGGTCGTGGATGCCGGCGGCAAGGTCCATTACCAGCCCCTGACCCAGTTTGCGGAAGAGCCGCAGATCATATATACCCTGATCGAGAACATCGTGGCCTTGCGCCTCAACCGTTCGCCGTTCTCCAAGTGGCTGGTCGCCCTGGAGTCCGTCAACGTGAAGGACATGGAGAAGATCCGCCGGGCCGCCATGATGGGCGACCTCGACATCCTCTACAAGTCCGTGGATGATTCGGGCAATGCCATCCCCCCGCCGACCGAGATCCAGCCCTACATCCTGGACCCTGAGTTGATCGCCCTCCAGCGGGAACAAGAAGTCAAGATCCAGAAGATATTCGGCATTTTCGACGCCAACCTGGGGAACAAGAGCAACGAACAGTCTGGCGTAGCCATCCGCGAGCGGGCGCAGGGTGGCGAGCTGTCCAACTTCGACCTCCAATTCCAGTACATGGAATACGTGGAGCAGGTGGGCCGGGTCAAGCTGGACCTGATCCCCAAGTATATGACCGCAGCCCAACAGGTGGCCTTCGTAGACGAGGACGACAACACAGTCCTCAAGTGGCTCAACATGACCGGGGGCGTGCAGTTCTCGCCCGATGAGGAATACAGCCTTTCGGTTGAGGCCATGCCCATCAGCCAGACCGCGCGGGAAGACGAATTCGCGGCCCTGATCGACGCGGCCAAGGTGTTGCCATCCCTCCAGACTAACCCCACGGTGGCAGCCTTGATCATCAAGTCCATGCCCGGCCGTTACAGCCAGCAAATATCCGAAGCCATCACCCAGGGCGATCCGCGGGTTGCCGAACTCCAGCATGCATTGCAGGAGGCGCAAGGCCAGCTCCAGCAGGCGCAGGCCAAACAGATGCAGGACCAAATCGCCCTTGCGGGAATGAAACAACAGGTCCAGGCCACGAAGATCCAAATGACCCTGCTCAAGCAGATGCAGGCCATCCAGGGCCAGACCGCCGAGGCCCAACAGGCGTTCAAGGACATGGAGACAATGGGATCCGCCAGCATCGAGGCCATGGAGTTGCAGATCAAGCAGTTCGAGGCCCAATCCAAGGCGGACATCGGCGCCAAGGACTCCGAGTCCAAGCGCATCAGCGCCGAGGCGTCCATGATTATCGCGGTGGACAAGGCCAGCAGGCCCGACCCGCAGCCTAAGCCAGTGGGGGCGCCCGCTTGAAGGTATCGGAACTGCCTCTATCGAAACGATCCAAGAGGGTTTTATTGATGGCTGGATTTGATGACTTGTCGCAAGTCTCTTCATTCCCAGAAATACACTTCCTTACCTTGAAAGGGTTTGGGAGAAAATCCCTATTGGAAATCAGAAAAATTCTCGGAGATCACGGACTCGCTTTCCCAGTTGGAAGATATGCCTTAAGGGAACCAGACCTAAGCCAATACGTGCCCATGCCGCCACAGCAGGCCACCCCTCAGAGCGTTTATTTCATTCAGCCTGGCGAGATTCAGGTAGTTAAAATCGGAATTTGTACCGGAAGCCCTGGGCAGAGAATGGCAAGCTTGCAAACTGGGTGCTGGGAGAAGCTCCGAATACTCGGTACGCTTGATGGTGGACGGCCTCTAGAGCTAGAACTCCACCACAAATTCCATAACCACCACATCCGAGGGGAGTGGTTCAGGCTGGACGCGGATATCGTCGCCTACATCCGGGATAATTGCGAATGACATTTGGACTATCCCTCAGGCAAGCCAGAGAGCGGCGGGGCTGGTCCCGCTTCCGCCTCACGCTGGTGTATAAAGAGACATCCGATGGCACCATCACAGAGACGGCGATCAAGTGCATCGAGACTGGCCGAACGGAGAATCCACGAGGAACAACGATTGCCGTTCTCTCTCTGATATTCCCAGAACTTACCCAAACCACCCCTAACCCATAACCCTTCAAAAGGATATCCCATGTACACTTCAACCATGAACCGAATCCACAGGTCCCCCGAAGCAGGCGAAGGCGGCGGCAACGTCCCCGAAATGCCCGCAGGCGGAGACAATGGCGGTTCCACCCCTTCCACTCCCGAAACGCCTCAGTACGTTTCCAAGTCCGATTTCGATTCCTTCGCGAACGAGTTCCGACAGGGAATGTCCCGTTTCCAGCAGCCCCGCCAGGAATCCCCCAAGGCCGAAGGCAAAGCCGGGGAGCCCAAGTCCCGTCCCAAGGTGTCCGATTACGACATGCAGAAGGACCCCAACGCCTGGGACAAGTACCAGGACGACATGGAAGACTGGCGCGAGTCCCAACGTGAGGTCAAGCGCACTGCCCAGCAGACCGAGGCCGAAGCCAAGGCCCGCACGGAAAAGACCGTCACCGGCCACAAGGCCCGGGTCATCGAGTACGCCAAGGAAAACCCCTCGTTCTATGACGATGTCCGCAAGGCCGGAAGCATCCAGGCCGAGCCCGAAGTCACGAACGCCGTTTTCGCCCATCGCGAATCCCCCGCCATTGTCCACCACCTGGTGCAGAACCGCGCCTTGGTCGACGAATTGAGCCAGTTGCAATACACCGAAGGATCGCACGCCGTCCACCAGCGCGTAGGCGAGATTGCCGCCGAGATCCGCGCCGCGAAGAAGGTCCAGGCAGGCAACATCAATGCCGCCAAGGACATCCCGCCCAAACAGAATTTCCGGGGGCAATCGCCTTCGAAAGACCGTGAACCCACCGCCGCCGAGCGGTATCAGAGACACCACACTTAGGGAGTAAATCCTGATGAATATCGAAATCATTTCCAATCTGGTTGCCGAGGCGGGCGTGGATGCCCTCATCTCGGAAGAGGTGGTCATCCCCACGATGGACAAGGGGCTTTCCGCCACCTACAAGAATCAGCAATTCCAGAGCGGCGACACGATCGATATTCGCATCGAAGACCAGCCGATGATGCCCGCGCAGAGCAACGTGATCCAGTTGGATCCGGTGCAGCAGTTGGAAATTCCGGCCACGGTCCTCCAGTACAATGACGGCCTGCTCTTGGGCGGCATCGAGGAAGCCTACAACCTGGGCGGCGAGGAAATGGTGCGGGAGCGCATCGCGCAGCCCCGTATGCGGAACATGGCCGTCAAGGCGTCCATCCTCTGCTACGAAGAGCTGGCCACCTGCCCGAACTTCTTCGGCACCGCCGGCACGGCCCTCAAGACCTCCACCGATTGGGGCCTGGGAACCGCCATCCTGACCAACCAGCTCGCGGGCTCGACGGGCCTTTACTGCGCCATGTCCCCCGACAGCATGAACGAGACCGCCGGAAGCCTGGCCGCCGCGTTCAACCCATCCAAGGAGTCCGCGACCGCCTACATGGAAGGCCGTGTCAAGGAGGCTGCAGGCCTCAACTTCTACAGCACGTCCAACATCCCGAACCATACCAACGGTTCGGCCGTGGCAAGCGGCACCTCGGGCATGATCGTGAATACCTCCCTGGCCTCCGGAGCAACCTCCGTCGCGGTCACCGGCGGCACGACCACGGGCACCGTCACCAAGAATTCCCTGATCTGGTTCCGCAACGGATTCGCGGTCCAACCCAACAGCAAAAAGACCCTGTCCACCCTGCGGTACTTCAACGTCACCGCCGACGTGACCCTTTCGGGCGGTGCCGGGACCATCAATTTCTACCCTCCGGTCTACGGTCCGGAAGCCCCCAAGCTCCAGAACATCAGCGTCCTGCCGACCAACGCCGCAACGACCTACTATGTGGGCATCGTGGGCACGGCTTCGCACACCTACGAGCAGGCCATCGTGTACAAGAAGAATGCTTCCGCGTTCATCTCCCTGCCCCTGCCCACCCTGATCAAGCAGCAGGTCACCCGCTCCAACACCAAGGGTCTCGACCTGGTGGTGTCGGCCGGTTCGGACCTGACCAACTATCAGAACATCATGCGCTGGGACATGCTGGTCACGGCGGTCAATCGTCAATGGCGTCACATCGCCCGCGCCTACGTGCGGGACCTCGGTTAAGGAGATATAGACATGCCCGCAGCGACTTCGTACGAAACCAATTCCCAGGCCCTGGTTGGTACCGGCGGCGATGGCGTCCTGGCCCCGGCCGGATACATCACCTGGAACATCCCGATCCAGCTCGCGGCCATGACCACGGCGGCGGCGGACCTGATTACCGGCTTCGTGCCGGGATTCCGGGGCAAGATCGTCTCGGCCCAGTTCTTCACCACGACCCTGGGCACGGGCTCGGGCGCCTCGCAGGTGCTGAACTTCGAGATCGGCAGCACGGACGTAACCGGAGGCGTGACCACGCTGACCCTGGCGACGACCACGCCGCTCGGCACCCGCATCGCCGCGACCGCCATCACGGGGGACAACACGTTCACCGCCACCGACGCCATTTCCCTGGAAGTGGCCGCGTCGGGAACCATCTTCACCGCCGGCGCCGGCGTGTTGATGGTGATTCTCCAAAACCTCGACGGGTAACCTTTAGCCGAAAGACTCCACGATGGCTTGGACATGGGCGGAGATCATATCTGATGCCCTTGTTCGCTCGGGGGTTATCGGCTTAGGTCAAACCGCAGACGCGCAACTCATGGTTCAGGGCCGAAAGGCCCTTGAACTGCTTCTGGACGAGTGGGACGGCCAGGGGTTGGCGCTGCCCAACTTCGATGCCGATATCACGTTCAACACCGTCGCTGGCCAAGCTCAGTACTTGCTGGGGCCGGTGAGCCCTTCCGCGCCGGTGGCGAATGCGATCCGGCCCGAAACCATCATCACGGTTACGTGCACCATCGCGACCAACCCCGTTTCCCGCGTCACCCTGGCAGAAATGAGCTTCCCGGCGTACCAGCAGATCCCCGTTCCGTCGACGGAGAGCCAGCCGTACAACTACGCCATAAACCAGACCTGGCCGCGCATGGAGTTCTACCTATACAACACGCCCAACGCGGTCTACCCCATCACCATCACGGCCAAGGTGCGGTGGGCGGCGACGGTTGGCGAGCCCAGCCTCAACCCCTTTGACCAGGTGGATGTCCCAAGCGGCTATGTCAACGCCTTGGTGGACAATCTGTCCCTCAAGCTGGCGGAAAACTGGCGCATGGAGACCCCGACCTTGGTCAACAAGGCCCGGAATGGTCGGTCCATGATTGCCCTCGCGGTCTACGACCAGCAGACGCGAGACCGGACCACGGTCCCTCAGGGCTTGTTCTCCTGGACCATCATCCAGACGGGGCGAAACCCGTGATCAATATCATCGACGTCCCCATTATCGGGGATTCCAAGAACGTCCCGCAGGATGACCCCGAGTTGACCTTGAATTGGTACGCGGAAGAGGTGTCGAAGGACGTTCTGACCCTGAAACCCACCCCGGGCACGGTCCTGCACAACCAGTTTTCCATCTCCGGCGGCGGCCGTGGCATGGTTGTGGTGGCGGGCCGGCTGTTCGGCGTGCGCGGCGGGTACTTCCAGGAGATTGTCGGCGGATCGCCCGTGGTTCGTGGGGCTTTGTCCTCCAATTCGGGGAAGGTCGGGATCTGCTACAACCTGCCTCCGAATGGCGAGTTCCAGATCATGGTCGTGGACGAGACCCATGGGTACGTCTATGAGTCCGCAACCGATACATGGAACGTTGACCCCGACAGCTTCCCCGGTGGGGGATCATCGGTAGCGTTTTGTGCTGGCCGGGCTTTTGTATTTGAGCCGGGTACCACGCGAATTCGGTGCTCGGGTCTTTACGAATTCACCACTTGGGACACTTCCGCGTTTGTCACCGCCGAGAGCCTCAACACCCCAATCCTGGCTCTTGTCTCAAATGGGGAACTCTTATACGCCTTCTCATCGGATGGGTTTCAGGTTTTCAACAACCAGGGATACGAGATCCAGCCCATGCGTCCCATGCTCTCCGGAGACAAAATCGGCATCCTGGCGCCGTTCTCGGCACTGGTATCTGAGCGGTTTGTCTACTGGCTCGGTGGAAATGTGGAGGGTCGCGGAGTCATCTACAGACACGACGGGGGCGGCGGGGCTCCCGTGCGGGTGTCCACCCATTCCATCGAGCGGAACATCGCCGCCCTCTCCACGCCCTCCGATGCCTTGGGATGGACCTATCAAAGCCTGGGACACATCTTCTATGCCCTTACCTTCCAGGCGGGAAATAAGACCATCTGCCTGGATACAGTGACGGCCCTGTGGCACTTCCGCGCCTGGCGGGAGCCAGTCAATGGCACCCTGAACGCTGTCCCGTTCATCGCCACAGCCATCCTGGACGGGGAAATCCTGGGGATGGACTTCAACAACGGCAAGGTGCTGCGCCTGGATGATACGGTCTTCACCGACCAGGGTAACCCCATTCTGCGCGATCGGATCCTGACCTGCCTACCCCAGGAGTCGGACAACCTCACGTTTTACCAATCGGCGGAACTGTTCGCCACCATCGGCAACACCCCCGTAGGCCAGCCCAACCCCCAGATCATGATGCGCTATTCCAAGGATAGGGGCATGACCTGGAGCTTTGAGCGCTGGCAGACCGCCGGCGGCAACTACACCTATGACTCCCGGACCAAATGGACTGCGCTGGGATCGGCCTATACGCTGGCCCTGTGGTTCCGGGTGGTTACCAATCAATTCGTAAGCTGGCGATCTGTTCGCCTGAGAGCGGAGTAAACCATGCCTCTTCCACTACTTGCCATTGGTGGCGCTCTCGCCGGATCCGAACTGCTCGGGGCTGGTGCGGATTGGCTGGGCGGGAACGCTGCGGCCGACGCGCAACGCAAGGCCCAACGCAACGCCCGGAACGACCTGACCGCCGGGTATGGCCAGGGAATGGGATTCCAGCAGCCCATCTACGACACCGCCCTGGGCAACTATCAGAACCTTTCCAATGGGTACGCAGCGGGAAATTTCAACACCCCGCATATGAACCCGTTTTCCTTCGACCCCCAATCTGTTTTCCAGGATCCGGAATATCAGGCTCAAATGCGAGCCGGGACCGAGTCCATCAACAGCGGAGCGCAGTCCAAGGGAATGCTGTTCTCTGGCAACAATGCCCGCGATTTGACCCGGTTCGGTCATGATCTTTTCGCTGGTCGCTCTGACGCTTTGTACAAGCGCGGGAATGATGCCCAGAACACGGCATTCAACCAGAACCTGGCCGGGAACGCTCAGAACTTCGGCATGGGTATGGACCTGGCCAATCCCTTGGGTCAAGCCGCCGGGAATCTCACGGACCTCGCCGTAGGCCAGGGGCAGGACTTGGCCAACAACTCCACGGGCATGGGGAACATCCGCGCCCAGAACATCAACAACACGGCCAATGCCTTCGGGGGCGGGATCTCCAAGCTGGGGGGCATCGGGTCTGATCTCTTGGCGGGTCTGGGGAAGAAGAAATAATGCCGTACGATTCGCGTTTGCCCTTTATGTTCCAGTACCAGCAGGCCCAACGCGACCCGCGCACGCTCGCGAAGGTCCAGGCCGAGGCCTTGGCCAACCAGGCCGCCGAGCAGAACATCGGCATCAACCGCGAGCAGCAGGACAACGCCAACGCCGCGGCCGGTGCGGATGCTTCGTTCCTTCCGTTCAAGCTCATCCAGCAGCAGGAGCAGGCCCGGAAGATGCAGGCGGACAACGCCGCCACGGCATCCGCCCAAGCTGATGAGGCTGGGTTCCGTAGCGCCATCCCCCCATTCCTCGCCGACTCCATCAACGGCCGGAAGAGAATGCTGGACGAAGCCTTGGCCCGTGGGCAGATCAACCCCATGCAGTACGCCCAGGCCACCGAGCCGCCCAAGCCCCAAGGCATGACGCCGGAGGAATTGGAACAGCAGAAGTGGGAGCGGGACTTTAAAGAGCGCCAACTACGGCAATCCGGCGCCAACACGACCAAGGACAACGATCTGGCAGCGGCCAAGTACGAACTCTCCAAGCAGAAGACCGAGGCTGACATGGCCCGCAAGGCTGTGGACGTGGGCGAGGTTACCGCGCAAGCGGATGAAGCGGTTTCCCTCATCGACCAGATGATCGGAAGCGAGGACGGCGCGACCGCAAAACATCCCGGATTCGGTGGGTTCGTGGGCGCCAAAGGGATCTCCAGCCTGTTCGGGTTCATGAACAAGCCCATTTCCGGCACCGACGCCGCGGGATTCTCCGCGCTCTATGACCAGGTCAAGGGCGGGGCGTTCCTTGAGGCCGTCCAGAAAATGAAGGGCTCGGGTGCGCTGTCCGACACGGAAGGCAAGGCCGCTGCCGGGGCCATCACCCGCATGCAGGCCGCCCAGAGTGAAAAGGAGTTCATCAAGGCCGCCAAGGAATTCCGCACCGCCATCAAGAACCGGAAGGGGCGCGTGATTGCGAAGCAAGAGGCTGGCGCGCCAGGTATGACGCCTGCCACCCCCGGAACACATGTTAAGTGGGTCCGGGATGCCAACGGAAAGCCGGTCCGGCAGTGAAAAAGGTTGAATTTGAGGGCGTAGTTCATGAATTCCCGGATGATTTCACGGACGATGAGATTGGCGCTGCCCTTTCCGAAACGCCGCAAGCGCCCGAGCCTCCCGCTGCACCCGTAGCCGAACCGTCCGCGCCCCCGGTAGAAACCCCGCTTTCCTTCGGGTTCGGCGCAAGCTTGCCTGCGGCAGCCGCTGGGATTGGCGAAACGATCGATGCGGTTACCGGCAACCCGATCCGCGGCGGCATATCCGCCATGCAGGATGAATCCGAATCCGCAGACCCATCTTGGGCGCGCCTTCCGTTCGCTATGGCCCAGGGGATGGCGCGTAACTTCGGGAATACCGACGCTCCGACCTCCAAGGCTATCTATGAGCGGGCCGGGTACTCTGGAGAGTCGGGAGCGGTTTCTATCCCCCCGTTCCTCAACACCGCTCCGGGGTGGGTTCCGCCTCAGGAAGGACGGTCCCTTTCTGTTCCTTCTCCTGCGGGGTCTCTGGGGTTCATCCTGGACATGGCTACCCCCGTTCCCGGCATCGGAGAGATGAAAGCCGCCGGATCCCTCGGAATGAAGGCGGCTGCAAAAGGCGGAAAGGTCGGGGCAGAGGCTGCCAACGTGGCGGGTAAGGTGGCTGCTGGGGCGGTAGATGCCGCGACCAATACCAAGGCAGGGTCCAAGGCATTCGGGGGCGCTAAGGCGGCCCTATCGGGTCTGGGCCAGGGCATGGATAACATGGCCAAGGCGCTCAAGTCTCGGTATGGCTCCAGCCTCGCAACGGATGCGGAAAAATCCATCCAGACCGCCATCAAAAACGGCATCGACCCCAAGACCCTGAATGAGGCGATCCTGTTCGGCCCGGAAACCTCCGTATCTCGCCAGGCCCGCGCTTTGGGGGAAAGCCCCATGGGTCAACACCTGCGGGAGCGCAACGCCAAACTGTCCGAGGACATCCAGGGGGCTATTCGCGCCGACATCCGCCGCATCGGTGGGGAAGTCAAGGACGCCGCGGGCGCGGTCACCAAAGAAGCGGCCATTCCCGCGAACGCGCAGGAAGCGGGCGATCTGATCAAAACCGCCTACGACGCCAAGGTGGACAAGACCCTTGGGGACATGGATGTGACCTACAAGAGCCTTGCCGAGCAGGCCCCGGACGCCAAGATCCCGCCTTCCGCCATGGGAAAACTCAAGGGCCACTTGGACGAGCTTGAGAAATACGCCACCGACCTCGGGGTTGATGCGTTTGACGACGTGACCGAATCCCAGGCCAAGCACCTTCTGAAAACCATCGATAAGGTGCGCAACGCGGGGGATAACCTGGGCTCCGTCACCCGCGGCATGCAGGGCTTGGGGCGGACGGCCTTCAAGGTCAAGACCCCGCTGGGCCAGATCCCGCCCGACCTCCAGAAAATCCGCTCTCTGTATGGAGATCTTTCGGAGGCTGTGACAGACGGAGTTGGGGCGCGTTTCGGGAAAGAGACCGCGGAAAAGTTACGGGCCAACAATAGGACCATGACCGAGCTATTTGGGGATAAGTCCCTGATTCCGTCCCTCGGGGATGCGGCAAAAAGCGAGGATAAGCTATTCCGTTCTCTCGTCCTGGACGGAGATTCCAAGCGGATCAACACCCTCAAGAAATACCTGAGCCCGGAAGAATTGGGGCGTATCAAGGCCGCTACCTTGGAAATCCTGAACAAGGAAAACATCCAGGGCGGGTTCACCTTTCGCAACAACCTGAGCCAACGACTGGCCAATAAATCCGACGCTCTAAACGCATTGTTCAACCCTGGAGAACTGGACAACATCACCGATCTGTTCAAGCTGGGGGACAAGATAGGCCCTTCCGTGCTTTCCACCTCGGGAACGGGTGGATCTTTGGCGCATCAAGCCGCGTCCTGGGGTGACTGGGTGAGCCCCGGCAAGGTTCTGGACAAGGCCGAACGCGGCGCGGACAAGTTGGCCGCAGCCAAGCAGAAGGGCGAGGCTGCCCGCGCCATTGGCTTTGAAATGGAACCCCAACGGCATGCCGCCCAGGGCGGAAACATGCCCCCGATGATGGGCTTTTCTCCCGCAGATGTGGCGAGCAAGCTATTCCATGGCGGCCCCGCTTTCCGAAAAAAAGCCTTTCAAATGTACGGCGCCCAAAACGAAGAAGAAAACAACAACATCCCCCCGTTCCTGCAAAGGGCTCGATAAATGGCCGTTCTCATGCCCTCCCCCGTATTCCGTTGGTTTGTCCCCGCCCAGAATGGGACAGGCCTTGTCCCGGCCGCTGGCTATAAGGCCAAGTTCTACGACGTGGGCACGACCACGGAAAAGACCATCTATATGGATTCCCAGGGGACGCCCTACCCCAGCCCGGCGAATGAAGCGGAGTTGAACTCCGAAGGCTACGCTGTGATCTTCCTCGGGACTGGCGGGTATAAGCTGGTCGTGACCGATCCGGACGACGCCGAAGTTGCGACCATTGAACCCCTGTTCGGGGCGGGATCCTTTTCCACCGGCTTCGTGGATACGGTCATCGCTTCCGATACCTCAGGCCTCAAGGACGCGGATACCACCGCCAACCATTTCGTATGGTGCGCGGGGTACTGGGAAATCGGGGACGGGGGGCATGGGTTCTTTTGGAATGAGACCTCCAGCACGCCCGATGATACCGGGTACGTCATCGCTTCGGACTTCGACGCGACCAAACGCTGGTTCCGCGTGCCGGATGAGGATGGGGCGGTCCGGGCCGCCTCCTTTGGATATGTGGGCACGCGCGCGGAGGAAAGCTCCGACCAGCTCCTGGCCGCCGCAGCCTACTGCAACAACAACAACAAGACCTTAAGGATCGGGGCGGGCGACGACGCCACCATTGATACGGGGTTCTCGGAAATGTCCCTCTACGCCCCGGAGTTCATCTTTGAGGCGGGGTCTATGTTCACCGGCGGCGGCACCACCACCACGGTCAATCTGTACGGCAAGGTCTCCGGGACCGCAGAGCAGCACTTTACCAACATCGCCATCGTACTTTCCGTGGATCAGGAGTGCAAAAACCCGGAGTGGTTTGGGGCGCATGTAGACGCGGTCAACAACCAGCCCGCATTCACCGCGTGGCTGGCGTGCGGGGCTCTGGCCTTCACCCTTCCGGCTGGGGCGTGGAACGTCGCCAATACCGGGTCTTTCGCCTACCCTTCTGTGCCTTTGAACCTCATGGGGACCATCACGGGAACGACCGGAACCACGATACCGACCGGGGTGTACTACCCGGACAACTCCCGCTTCCATCTGCACCAGATCGAGTTTCCCAATGGGGCAACCATCACGGAATGGGATGAAGGGTCTGGCATTGAAATTGTCGGCAGCACCGATGTTACCGGAAGCATCCAGGCCACAGTAGATATATCGGCTGCTGCGGATGTATCAGCAGGTGCGGACGTGACCGCCGGATCTACCGGGCCAGGGGTGCTATTGGCGCGTGGCGGCACCAGCTCCCAATTCTTCCCGGCGTCTGGGCAATGGGGGACCAACGTAGGATCCGAGAGCACATCCGGAACCGCAGAGACCGATCTGTTCTCCGTCCCCTTGGCTGCCGGCGTGATGACCACAGCGGGAGATAGGCTTTATGTACTGGCGGCGGGCGTGTATACGGGAGGTCTTGCGGATAAGGTGGTCCGCATAAAAATCGGCCCCACAACTCTGGCTGTATTTACGGTTGATGTTACCGCTGCTAGCTGGCGGATCGAATTAAATGTGTTCTTTTACACCGGCTCCATCACTGTTTACGAATGGGTCGGAAATGGCACTACTCTTTCCGCGCATGACACGTTCGGGGGTTGCCAAGTAACCCCGTCGATTGATTTCACAATCCCCAACATAATACAGGTAACCGGGGAGGCACCTGCCGGAGGAATCACGAACTATGTCCTTAGCACCGCATTCTACCCAGCCCCATCGTAAAAGGAAAGTATGAGCCAAGGATCCGAATCGTCTGTTTACCCCTCTTCCGTCCTGAACGGCGGGGCGGGCATCCTCGCCACCTTCAACCGCTACGGCTTGCCGGGCTTGGTCATCGGCATGCTGTTCATCCTCAATCTGTGCCTGATGTACACCATTCTTTTCACGGTGATCCCGACCTTGCAAGGATCTACAAAGGCCATCACCGAGATCACCAGCGCCGTGACCCAGCTCTCGGAAACTATAAAGGACGCCAAATGAAAAACTGGAAAACAACCTTAGGCGGTCTGGTCTCCGGCCTGTCCGCCGTGCTGGTGGGGATTGAATTGGTCCGCCAGGGCGATATGGAAAAAGGCCTACCCGCCATCGTCGGCGGCCTGGGCCTCATCTACAAGGGTTGGTACGGAGCGGATAAGTAACATGGCTGAGATGGAGCTGATCGAACGCGGGAGCAACCGCGAGACCTTCGCGGACAGGGCGAACGCCCGGAGGCGGACGGCATCGATGTATACGCGGCGGCTGTTCGTGGCGCATCCCGTGACCCGGGGGTTCGTCCCGTTCGTCTCCGACAACCGCCCCGCCGAAGGGGGCCGACGCATCAACACGCCCGGCCTCAACCTCCAGGCCCGCGAGGGGCGCATGTCCGAAGGGGCTGCCGATTGGGATCTCTACTCCGAGGACTTCACCCGCAAGATGGGCCGCGCCGGCGTGGTGTTGGAAGAGAACATCAGCGGAACGTGGACACGGGTTGAGCTGCAAATGTTGGCCGGGGTCGAGAAGGCCGCCGGAGGCCGGACGGAAAGCTATCTGGGCGTCGACTGGGCCTTTATCGGAACCGGCGTTTCCATGCTGGTGGACATCGAGCAGGAGCAAGGGGTTCCGAAGCTCCAGGCCACGGTCCAGAATCTATCCGCCGGGACCCGCATTTTCCGGGTGGTGATGGGGATCCGCTTCGACCAGGACCCGGAGTCCCCAAAGCCGATATTCGCATCGATGATTTCGGGCAGCAATTACACCAGCCGGGCCGTTGGCCTGCGGTGGTCCTGGCCCAATGGGGAAAACTTTGATTTCGACTGGTCGGACATGATCCGATCGGGGGCGTTCGGCCGCGCCCAGCAGGCGCCCAATGGCGTCAACGTCTTCTCTCCTGCCATGCCCATGGCTCCCGGCGAGTCCCGGACCGTGGATCCTACCTTCTCCCGCAATGCCGACACAGGAGGGCAGGGGGCCGCCGCGGACAGCGCGTGGGGGTTTGATGCCTCCAACGGCAATTCCCAGGCCTTGGGCTCCGTGGGTGGGGCCTTTGACATCGTGTCGTGGTACCGCTGGGACATTTCCAGCATTACGGGCTATTCCTCCATCGACGCAGCCCGGCACTACGCCTACAATAAGGCGCTGGGGGTGGGGACTGTCAATCCCGCCACCCTTGGCCCGTTCAACGGCACCGGACAGGGAAACCCCGCTACGGGCTCTTATGCCGCAGCTTACTTGGCCGCACAGGTCTACACCAACAACTACACCTACCTCGGGTCGGTCAACTACTCGGCCACGGGCGCCCAGACCTTAACGCTTCCCTCTCAGGCCTTGACCGACATCAACGCGGCGATTCCCGGTGGCGCCTTTACTCTCGTCAACCAGCGGAATGGGCTTTCGGGAAACAACTACACCTTTTTGACCGCATACAACACCAGCAACGGCAATCCTGCCCGGCTGGAAGTGGACTATACCACGGGCGGCGGTGGCGGGATCTTCCCTCTCATCGGCGGACCGTCCTACCCCCTCAACACTCGATTGGTGGTGTGCTAATGTACCTTGGAGACTTCGCAACCGGCGTTACGATTTACAAAAAGTTCACCACGGTCACGACCACGGGAGCGCCGACCCAACTTGCGGGCACGCCCGTGATTTCGGTGTACCAAACCAATTCAACCACGCAATCCACTTCGGGGGTCACCCTGACCGTGGATTTTGACGGGCTGACCGGACTGAACAACGTGGCGATTGACACGTCCTCCGACGGGACGTTCTACGCTACGGCCCGCGACTTCCAGATTGTGATCACCACAGGAACCGTGGGCGGCACTTCCGTGGTCGGGTATGTGGTCGGGGAGTTCTCCCTAAACAACCGCTCCGCACTCAGGCCCGCTACGGCCGGGCGGACGCTGGTTGTCAGCTCGTCCGGTCTCGCGGATGCCCAGACGGTCAGCATCGGGCCCACGGGCTCCGGGACGGCCCAGACGGCGCGAGATTTGGGAACCTCGGTCCTCCTGTCCTCGGGAACGGGAACGGGCCAATTGAGCCTGTCTTCCGGTGCGGTGCTGTTGCAGGCCACCCAGACTGGCGTGACCATCCCCACCGTGACCAATCTGACCAACGCCCCGACCAATGGAAGCCTTACGGCGGCGATGATCGCGAATGTAACCACGGCGGCCACGGCGGCAACGCCCACGGTTGCAGCGGTGACCGCCCGCGTGACGGCGAACACGGACCAGCTCGCGGGCCAGACCGTGACCGCCGCTGCGGGCGTCACCTTCCCCACCAGCGTGGCCAGCCCGACCAACATCACCGCGGGAACAATCACCACGGTTACCAATCTGACCAATGCAGCCACTTCGGGCAGCCTCACCGCCGCCATGATTGCCAACGTGACCACCGCCGCGACCGCCGCAACGCCTACCGTCGCCGCCGTAACGGGTGCGGTTGGAAGCGTGACCGGCAACGTAGGGGGCAACGTCACAGGGTCGGTGGGTTCTCTGGCTCTCCAGGCCCAGCAGGACGTAGAGGACTCGGTTTGGGACGCCACCCTTTCCGGCCACTTGGGCGCCGGTTCGACGGGTGCGGCCCTGAATGCCGCAGGCGCAGCGGGAGACCCCTGGATCACCGCCCTGCCCGGAGCCTATTCCGCGGGTTCGGCCGGGTACATCATCGGCAACGGTATCGACACCCCAATCTCATCCCGCGCCTCGGCTTCGGCCCTGGCCACGGCTCAAACGGATTTGGACACCATCACCGGGGCCAACGGCGTGATTATCGCCTCCGGCACCCAGACCTTCAACACGACGGGAAACACCACCGGCAATATTTCGGGCTCGGTCGGGAGTGTAACCGGTGCGGTCGGCTCGGTGACCGGCGCAGTCGGAAGCGTCACCGGGGCCGTGGGTTCGGTGACTGGGGCCGTGGGCTCGGTCACCGGAGCGGTGGGAAGCGTAACGGGTGCGGTCGGGTCCGTCACGGGCAACGTGGGCGGGAACGTCACCGGCTCCATCGGTTCCCTCGGGGCCACGGCAGCGGCGAACGTGAGAACCCAAGCCGGAAACGCCCTGCTTGATTTCGGAGCCATCCCGTGAGTTTTCCGATAGCGCATTTCCCGGATGCGCATTTCCCGGATGCGCACTTTCCGCACGATGCGGTTCAAGGAGGTGGAGTGATCAATTTGTTGCAGTACGACATTTTAGAACTATGGGAGGATGATAACGATATGCAAAGATTAGTACCGCCGAGACTGGTAACGACTTCGGATGTGGACCCCCTGAACGCGGTTTTGCCCGACCACACCAACCCGGAATTCCTGATGGTGGCGACGGCGGGAGCGGTCTCGCTGGTTCTCGCGGGAGACGCGGGGAATTTCACCCTTCCCCGCGTGGAGGCTGGCGCGTTCCTGTGGATGCCCACCTTTACCGGGATTCGGACGGACGGCACCACCGCCGCCGGCTTCGCGGTCACCCGCCGGATCTAGTGGACATCCTCTATATCTGGGACGGGAAACCGCTCCCGGAGAGTAGAGAGCGATGCATCCGCGCCACGATGGGGATCTACCCTGAGGCGCGGTATTTCTGTATTACCCGGGCGGGTTCGTTCCTTGGGTTTTCGGTCATTTCCTGGGAGGGAATCCAAAAGGAAATGGCGGACTATTTCGGGTTCAAACAGATCCCGTATGCCTGGCTCGACAATCGGACCTTTGCCGACTGGGCGCGGTTCTGGTACCTGGGGACCCATGGGGAAACCCTGTACCTGGACACGGATGCCACCATGACGGCGCGGTATCCGTTTGAGAACGAGTACAAGGTGGTTTACTCGCCGGGGAATATCTGCCTTCTGTACTCCCCGAAGGGATTCAAGCGGGAGAACTTCCTGGCCTTGCAGGAGAAGCAGGCCAGGATCCATCCGGGGCAGTTGATGGGGTTCCACAAGCAATTCAATGACGTGTGGGCCAAGCCCATCCCGGAAGGATTTTTCCACCACCATGGCTGACCTCGACCCGATCAAGCCTCCGTTCCAGGCGAAGGTGTTGGATGAAGTAGGATTCCTGTCCCGCGTCTGGCTGAACTATTTCGAGCAGTTCGGCCTCCTGGTTATGCAAGGAGCGGTTAACCTGGTTTCCGGGACGCCCGGCCGGATCACGGTCACTGGCCCCCAGACTGCTCCCGTCATCAATATAGATCCCGCCTACGTGGCCAGCGCGGCCCAGGGTGGTACCGGGCAATCGTCCTACCTCTTGGGGGATACCCTCTACGCCAGCGGCCCCACAGCCATTTCCAGGCTCCCCGGAACCACGTCAACCACCCGGCGCATCTTGGCCCAGACCGGCACCGGATCCGCATCGGCCGCCCCCGTATGGGATCGGCCTGTTTCCGCCCAGGCCGGGATTCCGGGAAGGCTGATCCGCGGCACGACTGCGGGAGACATTGCGGCCGTAGGGGGGCAGATCATCCTTGTGGATGGGGATGACCTCGCAGCCGTGGTTGCGGCGGTTGGTGGCTCCCAGGCTCAAATATCTATTTGCGGGGCCATTACGCTTGCTGCCAACCTGACTTACCCTCAGAACATATCGGTTACGGTGGAAAACGGAGGGACTCTTGGAGGGGCGTTTGCCCTGACGGCCAACGGTCCATTTTCGGCGGGGTTGAATCAGGTGTTTCTGCCCGGTCTCACCGTTGTTTTTGGAAATGAGTCTGTTGGGTTCGCGCTCCCTCAATGGTGGGGGGCTAGAGGTGACGGCTCGACGGACGATTACGCGGCCATCGTCGCCAGCATTGCATCATTCCCGGTGGTTAAGCTGCCTCCGGCTGTCTATATCACTACGGGGAGAATCGAACTCCCGTCAAATTTCAAGCTGATCGCTTACGGTGCGACCATCAAACTGGCCTCGGGACTGATCCTCAACCACACCAACCCATTCCGTATCGTCTACACCAGCGGCAAGACCGGCATCGAAATCTATGGCCTGACCATCGACGGGAATAAGGAGGCCTACATCCTAGACGTGTCCGGGATTGAAGTATACGCCTTCGGCTTCCGCGCGGATAACTCGACATTCTGCCACTTTGAGGATATCACTATCCAGGAGGTCCCCGGCATCGCCTATGCCCTGTACGGGTCCAATGATAACCGGGTTTTAAGTTTCACCTTCAAGAATTTTGGAGCAAGGAGGGGGACCAACCGCTTTGAGAACGGCGACGGCATCTACATGGGGAACAATGCCCAGAGGAATTCCTTTTTGGATGGCCAGGTCTACCACGACTACGTGACCGGACAAACGGAATCCGGGCCTACCCGGTGCGGCATCACCATCTCCAGCGGCTCGTACAACCGGTTTTCCAAAATCAAAATCAACAACACGAACCGCGCTATCCAGATGGAAACCGATGACGTGGTCGGCGGGCTGTCGCTCAATGATTTCGAGGGCATCGACATCAACGAGAACCCCACAGACAGTTCCTACTACTGTATCATCTTTGAGAGCAAGGCCGGATATAACACCGCAATTCACGACAATACGTTCCGGGCCATAAATTGTCGCGGTGGTATCGGTAATTTGGGCTCCCCATCCTCGGCTGTGGATATTGCGCTAAAGTCCTACGGTCCCTTGGTCTACAATAACCTCCTTGAGGTCATCTACTGTGGTGGTATTTTTGTCGCGGGCGACGGGTTCACAATTATCAATTCGTCGGTGGATTATGTGCGTACAGAGGCTGTCGGGTCCGCTCTTTGCCTCAATAAGGCCACGTTCTCCAATGTGGAGTTTCGCGGAGTCGTTTCCGACACGACCATGCGGTTCAATAATTATCTGCGCCTACAGGGGTGCTATTCCAGGTCCACCTTTCGCGCCAACCACGATTCCCCGGCAGCAGTCGCCATTTTTTCCGCTGACGGCTGCCGCTGGGAGGGCTCCTTGGTGGGGACCTATGCGCTACAGGTGGGCTGCACATCGCGCATCTCAAACAATATCTTTAATCCGACTCGCATCAGTGGAACTTGTTGGGCGTTGCGCCTTGTCGGATCCTTTGACCACGCCGTCTCAATAAGCCAATTCAGGCAAACCAATGGCGTGCAATTTGGTGTGCTGGTGGATACGGGATCTGCTCAATTCAGCGGCAATTCATTTATCACAGCATACGGAACCCGGCAATACGACACGGCAAATGGAGGGTATTACACCGAGGAAACCCAGGCCATCACGAATATCAACGCGCTCAGCCTACCGGCGCAGCGGTCAGCTTATGCGGGTAACGGGTTCGTCAGCATATCCACGGACGCGGCGATTGGTGGAGTGGCATGGGATAACCGGGTTTCTGTCGGATTTCGACTTATCCAAGACCCCGCCGATCCCGGAAGGCTTCAGTTCACCGGCACCACAGCGGGCCCGACCCTGTCCCTGGAAGTGGCATCTGGAGTGCTGCTAGCGGTCCTCGGTGGCGCGACGGTGGGCACCAATCTATTGGTGGGGGGCAACATTGAGCTGACGACTGCGGGGCGCGGCGTTGTTTACCAAGCTGGCCCCCGTGACCTGGCTGGAAGCGCGGACCCGGAAGGCTTGGCCGCCGCCACCGCTTCGCCTGGATCGACCTACCGCCGCACCAATGGGACCCTGTACCTCAAAGCCACGGGCACCGGGAACACCGGGTGGTCCCTCTTGCCTGCCACCGCCCCCACTTCCGCCACCTTTTCCGCCACCCTGACCGGCTGCACCACCGCGCCCACTGGGACGGCCTATTACACCCGTTTCGGGAACACGGTAACTCTGACCCTGCCCGCCCTGACGGCAACCAGCAACACGACCAGCATGACCTACACGGGCCTTCCCGCGGCTATCCAGCCCGCCCAGGTCCAATACTTCACCATTCCCGCCCTTCTGGATAACGGAGCCTTCGTGACCCTGAAAACGGATGTTTCGGTCACCAACACCGGGACCATGACCTTTCAGATTGGGGACAGCGTCACCGGGTTCACCGGCTCCGGGAGCAAGGGCGTGGGGCACGTGTTCACGATTACGTACCAACTCCAGTAGATCCACCCGCCCAGATTTCCAGCCGGTGGAAATAATCCATTTTACCCGTTGACATGCGTACGCGCGTACGCTATTATTCATACATGAGCAAACGCAACCGCACCATCGCAATCGACATTGACCTGGAGGCGTCCATCACGGAGAAAGTTGGCCCCACCGGCTTTTCCGCCCTGGTGGATAGCCTGCTCCGTGAGTGGGATCGCAAGGCCCCCAAGATTCCCAAAAAAGCCATCACGAACCTGGAAGCCAAGGGCATCCGGCCCGCCTAGCCACCCATATACCAACAGCCCCAGCGCAGCGCCAAGACCTGAACCGATGAAAATGAAGCTCGAATTTCTCCAGTAAACGAAAAAACTCCCGCGATGGTTGCACATCCGGGAGCATGACCCATCAACGAAAGGACGTCGCCGATGAATGACCAGAATATACAACCCGAAGCCCCGGCCCCGCAAGCCGCCCCCAAATGTGCCGATTGCGGCTGGGTGTCGGATGTGCCGGTGTCGGCACCATTCCTCTGCGAAGATTGTGACCCGCATGGAGACCGCGAGATCCCTGCCCCGAAACAGATCGGCGCCCCCGCCATCGGTGAAGTGGAAACGGTGGCATTGCCCAGGGAGACCGCCCTGGCAACCATCGAAGGCCCCGGCCCCCTGGCACCCATCCCTGGCCCGATCGACTGGTCCAAGCCATTGCAGACCAAGGGCGGACATTACCCTGTCCGGGTCATTGCCATCGACCACAGCTTGACCCGCCCGGTCATTGGAGTTGTAGGCGGTACGGAGTCAAGCCTGTCCAGGGAGGTCAATTCCTGGCATTACAACGGCCAGTTTGATGCCCGCACCTCCGGGGATTGCCTGGACCTGGTGAACGTCCCCGAGGTGTCGAAATGAGCAACGAACAGAACCCGCAAGCCGCCCCCGTCACTCCCCTCTACCGGGATTTGGTGGTTGGCGAGGCGATTGTTGAAGGTGATGAAATCCTGTCCGCGACCAGCGGGCAATGGGTCAAATACTTGGGACTCGGCGCAACGGTTGAGGTTGGCGACTGTCCTTTCCGCCGCCCCATCGTCCCCGCCCCCCTTCCTAAAGCTCCTGAGGGGCCGGTGGATGAGTACCGGGATCGCATATGGTCATTCGGTGGGTTTGTCCATCTGACGAATCCTGGATTCGACTCCAAGGAGTACATCCGCGCTGACATGGCCAAGCCCGCCATCTGCCCTGAGTGCAGTCTCCCGGTTAACCAGGGGGCGCTGGAAGCGTGCGAAATGGAAAACGATATCCTCCGTCGCGGATCCGATGCCGCCATGCGAATGACCGAAAAGGCAATCGAGGAGCGGGATACCCTGCGGAAGGCGATGGAGGAGATCCGCAAGATGACAGCCCGGCGATTTGCGTCAATGGAAGACGTTGGAAATTTCGCTTATGAAGTGCTTTCGAACCAGGGGGAGGGTGAGGGCTTCGCCCCTGGGAAGGCCGAGCCTGCGACCAATCCTCTTGCGCCGAATGCAGCGTTTTCCAAATGGTGGGAAGAAGTACGTGCTCCCGGGTACGTGTTCGGAATCTCAAAAGATGATTTGGAAACGGCAAGACTGGCAGCAAAAGCCGCATGGCATGCCCTTGAGGTATCCACCCGCGCCGAACTCACCGCTCTTAGGGCTGCCAATGGGGCGCTGGAATCCCTATTGGGGAATGCTCTGGAGCATATCGAGCCGTGCTACTGCAAGAAATCCATCGGATACCATTGCGAGGTTTGCGACATCGTGCGTGATGGCCGCGCCGCCCTGTCCGCCCATTCGGATGAGGTCAAATCATGAGCGGCATGAACAGGGAGACGGCGGAACGGCTGGTGGATGCTTTGCTTGAGACTGCAATTGCGCGCGGAATCTATGCCGCTGGTGGCGACGTCTCCAATATGAGCCTGGATGAGGTTCACGCCAAAATAAAAGCATCCAAAAAGGAATTGATGGAAACCCTCACCGCCGCCCCTGAACATGCGGAGGGCTTCAAAACGGTTCACGATGGGTATGTCCAAGCGGCGCTGACCGGCATCCTGACTCATGGCGCAAGCTATGGGCACATCGACGGCAAGGGTGATGATGAACGCCTGTGCGACCTCGCTTTAGCCTACGCTGACACCATGATGGCCATGCGGGCCGCTCGGAAGGAAGGCGCAAAATGAACCTCGACAAAACAATCACCTGGGGCGAAATGGCCCGCGGCCTTGGGGTTATCCTGGTGCTCGGGGCTGTGGGCGTGGCGGTGGCCTGGATGCCCCATGCGGCCCGGTTGCTGTTTGGAATCGTGGGGGTGGTGGTAACCGGGTTCGGGCTGTCCGCCGTGTGGATGCACTTGAAAAACAATCAAGCCGCCAAGGTAAAGCGGCATCGGAGAGGATTCTAATGACCTGGTTCCTTTTGGCTCTTGCGCTCTTTGCCCTTTTGCTCCTAGCCTGTCGCAGGATCTACAACCTCAACCAACAGGTGGCGGAATGGATGCCGGAGTACCCCCATATCCCCGAGGAAAGGACGGATTTCGACATCCATCAGCAGGGGATCCGGGATGCGGCCAGGGCGGTCAAGCGGGCCAAGGTGGCGACGTTTGAGACCGATTTGGAGCGGGCGCGGAATGCGTGGCGGAACTGATGGAAAAATATTTTGAATCACCCGTTGACGGACTGTTAACAAAGAGGTATCATAGGGAAATGGAAAAAGCAACCGTACTGATTCGCGTTTATCCCGCCACAAAAGACAAGATAGAGAAGGCCCTGGAAAAATTGAAATGGCTTGAGCCCCGCGCCGTTATTGCCGACGTGGTTGCTCTGGCGATGAAAGGAACCAAGAAATGATCGCCTACACCAACCGAACCCAAACCCTGGACGTCCCCGGCGTCCTCCCCATGCACTTCGAGGCCCACTATGACGTGGAGATCTACAGCGACCACGGGGAAGCGGCCTACAAAATCGACCTGGGCTATATCGAATGGACCATGGCCGGAAAGCAGATGCTCGACATGGAGGGAGGCGAAGTCCCCAAGCCGGTCCGGGAAATGATCCTGGCTGGAATCACGGTGACTCAAGAGGAAATGCACGATGCGCTGAACGAGGCCGAGGAACAGGCCCAGTTTGAGCGGGAACATGCGGTGGGGATGTAATGGCAACAGTCAAATGGCAGCCGATCACCGAGGCGCAAGGGCACAAGATGAGGGATGCGTTTGGGGGTGAGTTCCGCTCCTTCGCGTCCTGCACGGACCAGTATGGTCAATTCGGATCCCCCTCCATCACGGATGAATGGGGATTTCCTGGAGCGGATCTCCCAATTCTCAAGGCGCGGAGCATGTACCAGCATAGGGATGATTTTGAGGCGGGGCAGGATTATCCGAAGCGCCTGAGCACCCAGTATTATATCGCGATTATAACCGAGGATTCGGAATGACCGCCCGCATGGTTCTCCACGGCCGCACCGTCCCCGCCGTCCACCTGATGCTGGAACAGATAGACACCCTGGACCACCTGATCCAGGCCATGCCCAAGGGCCATCCAGACCGGGTCGATAGGGAGCGCGAGTACGCCAAGCTGACCGGGGATCTCCTGGTGCATCGGCGTGGAACCTGGTTGTCTGCGTGAACCACTCTCCCGCCTGGATCTGGGCCATCCTGGGGGCCATGGCATTGATCGAAGTTATACGGTAATTGAACTGAATTTTTAAACATCGAATCGAAAGGATCTCAAATGTCTCTCATCCGTAAACCCCACGAACTGCAAACCACGAAGTGCATCAAGATGCTCATCTATGGGCAGCCTGGTATCGGTAAGTCCACCCTGGCCCTGTCCGCGCCCCAGCCGTTGCACATCGATTTCGACGGCGGCGTGCACCGCGTCCGGGCCGAGCACCTGGCGCCCACCGTCCAGGTGGAGAGCTGGCAGAACGTGATCGACCTGCTCTCCAAGGAAGACTTGAGCCCATTCAAGACCCTTATCATCGACACCGCGGGCAAAATGCTCGACTACATGTCGGCGCACATCATCGCGTCCGATTCCAAGATGGGCCGGAAGGATGGGCAGCTTGCCCTCCAAGGGTTCGGCGCGCGCAAGGGCATGTTCCAGCGGTTCCTGGGCCAAGTGGGGCTCATGGGCAAACACGTCGTTTTCGTCGCCCATGAGAAGGAAGAGAAGGACGGGGATTTGAAGGTCATCCGCCCGGAAATCGGCGGGTCCTCCGGCTCCGACCTGATCAAGGATCTGGACCTGGTGGGATACGTGGAGGCCAAGGGCAAGATCCGCACCATCAGCTTCGACCCCTGCGAGAAGTTCTACGGGAAAAACACCTGCGGCCTCGATGCCTTGATCAACCTCCGCGACCTGGACAAGGAGCGGAATGACATGCTCGTTTCCGTGTTCGAGAAGTTCGCTCAGGGCCTGGAAGCCCGCGGGCAGATGATGGTCACCTATACGAACCTGATGGAATCCATCCGGGCCAAGCTGGACCTGGTGGACGGGGCCGAAGGGGCGAACGATTTCATCGTCTGGGCCAAGACCGCGCCGCACCTGTGGGACTCCAGCATGCAGACCCGCGCCCTGCTCACAGCGAAGGCGAAGGCTCTGGGGCTGACCTGGAAGGGAACCGCTTACGCGGCGCAGGAGGTGGCCCATGCTGCCTAGCTTCCACATCTACCCAACCCTGCTCGATTCCTTCGGATGGTACAAGCGTTCGGAGAATGAAGGGGCGAAACAGGAGTTCCTGAACAAGATCAACCGCGTACCCATGGAAAAGACCGACGCCATGATCCGCGGGAACGACTTCGAAGCGGCCGTAAACGAGTGGAGCCGCCGGGGCCGGTTACCCGATGGGCCGGTCACGGTTCACGACCTGACGGTTTCGCCTGAGCTGATCGGGCGGTTCTCCAAGGGCATGGAGCGCGCGATGCGCCAAGTGTTCGTGGAAGTGAACCTGGAAACCAAGTACGGCGGCGTCCGTCTGTACGGCTTCATCGACGATATCCTGGCTGATGCCGCTTACGACACCAAGACCACCGGGGAGTACAAGCTGGGCAAGTACCGGAATGGCTGGCAGCACCCGGCATACCTGGAAGCCTTGCACCAGGGCGGGGGGCAAATCTCCCGGTTCGTCTACCGCATCACGGACTTCGAGGACTATTACGAGGAAGAGTACCAGTACCGCAAAGAGGATACCGAACGCCTCGTAAAGGAACTGGAGCACCTGATCGAATTCCTGGAAGACAACCGAGCCGCCATCAGCGACCGGAAGATTTTCACCATGGTAAGCCGGGACAAGGTGACGCGCTGAAATAGGCCGACCGGCACACCGCTTCCTGCTTCGGGTGAGGTTGTGGGGGCGGACCGGAAGGCCATCTTTTCGAATCAAGGTGAATCAACAGGGGGCTGAGGCCCCATGGGAGAGCAGAGGAATGGAAAAGGAAAAGCAGACGGCGAAGCCGCAGGAAACCGAGATGCCGAGGCCGGAGCTGTATTGCGTCTTGACGAGCGTCACCAAGGACATGACCTCTGGCTTGTTCCTTGCAAAGGGCGAGGGCAAGGTTTTGGTCCGCGAGGTGGCACGCGAAGAGATCCACAAGTTCAATCTGGATTTTGACGGCGTTGGAAAATACTTTCCAGGACGCCCGCAAGGCCCCGCCTACACCGGACCCATAGACGACGAACTGATGGCCAACATCCTGATATACGGTTAGCCCTTGAAAACCCAGACACCGGGGACCATCCCCACCTTTCGGCTGACCGGCAGTTTTACTACGCTTCACGTATACCGGGGGCGAGGCTTCGGCCTGGCTGCCGGTCAGCCCCCCAACCTTTGGTCCTTGGCGGCTCGATGCGGCCGAAACGGTGACGACAAGCTAAGCCCGTTTTCACCAAGGGCCATTTCTTCCCCTCTCCCCAAATCCCCCCTAAAAAAGGAATCCCATGAAAGAGTGGTCTTTGATTTCCGTATCCAGTCTGATCGGCATGGCTATCCTGTGCTTCACCGTCGTGAAGTGCTCGGAGCAATCCCGCAACGCCTTGAATCTCTGCATCGAGAAAACCGGCAAGCCGTTGGAATGCCAAGCCACCTTCCGAAATCAGCCGTAGCCCACCCCCTCTCCATCCAGGGGCAGGCATGAAAATGGAAGTTGAGGGCTTCGCCCCTCCAGAAAGGATCGAATGCGAACAGGCCACCTTTTTGCCGGGGGAGGGGGCGGACTTTACGCCGATCTCATCCTCGGACACACCCCCGTCTTTGCCGTCGAATGGGATCCCTACGCCTGCGCCATCCTCCGATCCCGCGCCGCTGATGGATGGTTTCCGGGGCTGCGAGTGCACGAAGGAGACGCCAGGCTGTTCGACCCATCCCCGAATACGCCGGCCGCGTGGATTGCCTCCATGCGGGGTTCCCTTGCCAGGATATTAGCGTTGCCGGCCACGGCGAAGGAATCAACGGCGCGCGCTCCGGCCTTTATCGGGAGGTCTTGCGATGCGCCGGTATTATTCGACCCCAATTCATCTTCATGGAAAACTCCCCAAGAATCCTTGTTGATGGAAATATCGGCGTTGTCCTCGGAGACCTGGCCAAGCTCGGGTACAATGCAAGATGGACGGTCTTGGCCGCTGCCGAGGTTGGCTCCCCGCATCAACGGGATCGGTGGTGGTGCCTTGCTTCCGACCCTAATGGCCTCCGAGGGTGGAAGCAATCGATCCCCGGGTGGAAAGGTTCGGCCGACTCTCTCAACAATGGCAAGGCGTGGATTGCTGCCAAATCATCCAATTGGCCCCCTGTCCCCGACGTGGGCCGCGTGGCTCATGGGCTGGCCCATCGAAGCCACCAAATTAGGGCCCTTGGAAATGGCCAGGTACCTCTCTGCGCGGCGGCGGCCTGGAAAATCCTTGGCGGTCCCTAGGAGCGACGTTTCGGAATCCTCAAATCCTTCTCCCCCGGCATCCCCATGAAGGGGCAGGCATCCGCAAGGTAGGCTGCCTCTGGTGGTGTTTGCAGGGCCTCGGGGTATAACCTCGGGGCCTTGCCGTTTCTGCCCCTGAAATCATTGTGGTTATTTCCAAAAAGGAAACGCCCACGCCTGAAAATATCTGTTGACTTGGGGGTGGGGATTGTATAAGCTTAATCCCAGCGAAGTAGGATTTTTTCATGGAATCCATTATTAACATTTAGATCATCGGGCCTGGCGGCTCCCAATCAATTCCTATTCCATGGGGTTGACCTACTTCGCGGTTCGGGAGTCGCCATCCGTTGGTTTTTGAGGGTTCATGGCGGACATCTCTTTCGTCAAGGTTGACATCGCCGGGCTGGTGATGGAATATGCGGATCTTGGCGGTCGAATGGCCCCGGACGCCGATCTCGGGGCCTGGTTCCGCTCCCTGGTTGCAGCTCTCGAGCGCCGGGATCCGAGCGCCCACCCGTACGCCATGAAGCTTCTCGGGGAGGCCGAAGCCTACCGGCAAGCCGAATCCCAGCGAAAGAAGCGGTACAAGCAATCCAAGGAAAGCGCGGATTCCGCGGAATCCAAGGAAAGCGCGGAAATCCCGGAACGTCACTACAACCAACCAACCAACCATCTTAAGAATAAGAGCAGGATCGACCCTCTTGAATTCCGGGAGGCGTTCCCAAAAATCTGCAAGGCCTTTGGAATCCAGACCCCTAGCCACAGGGATGAGGGGGAAATGCTGGAAGCCTACCGGGAAATGAAGGCGCGGGATTCGACACTTGAGGAATTAGCGGCGCGGGTCCAGCGGTATCGGGAAAAGTGCCCAGGGTTCATGGTGACCCGGAACGCGGTTTTCAAGCTCTGGAGCAATTTAGGGCCGGAGGCGGTAGCGCCTAGGCTCGAAAGGGTCGCTCTCCCCCAGGATGATTTCCTGCCAGACTCCATGAAAACGAACGCAACCGGGCCGGAATACGACGCCCCCGAAGAGGACGAAGATGATTAATCAGTCCATTTCCGCCCTTTTGCGGACCGGCCTTTCCGCCATTCCCACCCGGGAGGATAAGCGGCCCGCCATTTCCTCCTGGACGGCCTTTCAAGCCCTGGCCCCCACGGTAGAGGAGTCGAGCGCCTGGCCGGCTTCGTACGGGCTGGGAATCATCTGCGGCCCGGCATCGGGCGGGGTGTTCTGCATCGACATCGACACAAAACACGATATCCGCGGCGGGGTGGTCAAGGATTATTCCGGGCTCATCAAGGAACAGGCGCCGGATCTCTTGGATCGTTTGGTGGTGGAAAAGACTCCCTCTGGGGGGTATCACTTCGTCGCCCGCTGCGCTTCACCCCTGCGAAATCTCAAGCTGGCCAAAAACGAGAATCACGAAGCGATCATCGAAACCCGGGGGGATGGCGGGTATTTTTGTGCGGCCCCCACTCCTGGTTACCAATTGGTCCGCGGCACTTTTTCGGACATCCCGGAAATTGCCCCCGAGGAATTGGACATCCTCTTGGATTGCGCCCGCGCCCTGAACCAGGAGCAAAGGCCCGCTCAAACCCCGGCGAGCCCCGCCACGGGCGGATCGTCTCCTTTTGACGCCTATGATGCCCGGACATCCCCGAATGAGACTGCGGGCCTCCTGGAGGCTCATGGGTGGAGGGTGGCCTTTCGGCGCGGGGAGGCGATCTACCTCAAGCGGCCCCAAAAGGAGGGGCGGGCCATTTCTGCCACCCTGAACCACATTCCCGGCCGGTTCTATGTTTTCACCACATCCACCATTTTCGAGTCCGAGCACGTCTACAAGCCCTACGCCGTTTATGCCATCCTCGAGCATGGCGGGGATTATGCGGCGGCGGCCAAGGCTTTGGTCGGCAAGGGGTACGGAGAAAAGCATACCAAGGCCCAGGAGGCCAAAGCGACTCAGGTGGCCCCCTCGGCTATGCCCGGGACCCTTCTGACCCGGATTCTCGAAATCTACGACAACGGGATGCGGAGGGGGGCGTCTCCGGGTTGGCCGACCCTGGCGAAGCATTACCAGATCGTCAAGGGCCAGCTAAACATTTTCACCGGCATCCCCTCCCACGGGAAATCCGAATTTACGGATGCCCTCATGGTGAACCTGGCCCAAAAAGAAGCCTGGAATTTCGTGGTGTACTCGCCGGAGAATTACCCGGTCGAGCTCCACGCCCGGAAGCTGGCGGAAAAGCTCCACGGAAAAAACATGTTCGGACAGAACCGTATGAGCCGGGCGAACTTGGTGGATTCCATCGAATGGGTGACCCGCCATTTTACTTTTCTGGATGGGGTTGACGAGGATGTTACCCTTGATTCCATCTTTGAAGCGGTCCTGGAACAAAAGAAAATCCGCCCCGTGGATGGGGTTTTGATTGACCCCTGGAACGAATTGGAGAGTACGCGCCCGGAGAAAACGAGCGAAACGGATTTCATTGGGCTATGCCTCAAGCGGTGCCGGATGTTCGCCCGCAAACATGACATCTGGTTCGCCATCGTCGCCCACCCCACCAAGATGCGGAAGGACCCCAAGAGCGGGGAATACCCCATTCCGACCCTGTACGACATCTCCGGCTCCGCGCATTGGTACAATAAGGCGGACAACGGGATCGCCGTCCATCGGGATTTTGTCGAAAAGACCACCCGGATCATCGTGCAGAAAATCAAGTTCAAATATTATGGATATCCTGGTGACGTTTCCATGGTATACGATTTGGAGTCCGGGCGCTATCGCGAGATGAATTCCCACGACCATTTCACCACACCAGACCGACAAACCCCGAAAGGCGATAACGATGCGTAAGAGGCAAGCCCAGAAAATAATCAAGTGCGGGGCGACATTCTGCTCCCGCCATTTCAACGGCCCGGAGACCATCCAGACGGGTGGGGTTTTAAAATACCCGCAACACCAATACCTCGCCGCGCTTCGGAAGGTCTTCAAAGTACTAGCCCGCAAATGAACGCCGCCAACCTCATCCAAGAGCGCGAGCGGATTATTTCCGAGCGCAAAGCCCTGGCCCGCCAACTTAAAGGGGTGCCGGATGGAATCGCGAAATACGCCAAATGGGTCAAACCCATGGACAAGCGATTAATGGAGATAAACAAAATCCTGGATCTGTAATTAACCCCTTGACAGCCGGACCCGTCCGCATTATCATTGCCATATCATGAACAGAACCAAAAACATCGGCCCGTTTCGCGTAACCCCTGACGAAGAAAAAATCATCAGCCAAGCGGTGGACAAGTCCGGCGTCCAGCTTGCCACCAAGGCCCGGGAGCTGTTGCTTGCGTGGGCGCGGAAGATTCTCAAGTGAAAAATCATTCAAAGGGCAAAGCCCATGGGGGACCGCGTGCCAATTAAGCCTGAAAACCGCGCCCGGTATCCAAAGGACTGGAAGGCCATCCGCGCCGAGGTGCTGGAGCGCGCCGGGAATAAATGCGAGTGGGAGGGCTGCGGCCTGGAGCACCTGGCCCTGGGCCTGCGCGACCTGACCGGGAAATGGTGGCCGTTCGTGGATTTCGAACATGGCCGCGTGCCGGATTCGGTTCGATTTGAAAAGGACGGCGAAACAGAGCGCGACGGCATGCGGATCGTTCTCACCATCGCACACCTGGACCACACCCCGGAGAACAACGGCGAGCCCGGCAACCGGCCTAACCTCCGCGCCTGGTGCCAATACCACCACCTGGCCTACGACCGCGCCCACCATCTCGCCAACGGCCGCAAGACCCGAGAAGCGAAGAAAGGACAGATCCCGATGCATTTGGATGTAGCCCATGGGGTTGGAAAATGAGCAACTACGATATTCGCCTTGGCGACTGCATCACCGAAATGGCAAAGCTCAAGGCGGAAGGGTTCATGGCGGATCTGTCCGTCTACTCCCCGCCCTTCGCTTCGCTCTACGCCTATTCCAGCAATCCCGCCGACATGGGGAACAGCCGGGAGTCGGACGATGAATTCAAGCTTCATTTCGAATTTTTCGCCAAAGGCATCTTCGACCTGATCAAGCCCGGCCGGAATATGTGCGTCCATATCCAAAACCCATCCCGGTCCATCACCCACCACGGCCGCCCGGGCATCTGGGATCTGCGCGGGGAAATGATCCGCCTGTACGAGGCCGCGGGGTTCTGGTACTACGGCGAGGTGACCATCTGGAAAAACCCCCAGGCCCAATCCATCCGGACCAAGGCCCAAGCTTTGACCTTTTCCAACTTCATCAAGGATTCCGCCATCAGCCGCCCGGCCCTGGCCGACTACCTGATGATTTTCAAAAAGCCGGGGAAAAACGAAACCCCATGCACGAACAAGATCCAGATCAACGAGCACGGCGCCCGCGAGCGGCAGGATGTGACCAATGGGGACTGGATCGAATGGGCTCAACCCATCTGGGAGACGCAGGAAGACGGATTCTTGATGCCCTACCCGGTCTGGTACAACGTCCGGGAAACGGAGACCCTGAACACCCGCGCAGCCCGCAGCGAAGAGGACGAGCGGCACGTATGCCCGCTCCAATTGGACTTGATTGATAGGTGTGTTCGGTTGTGGTCGAATGAGGGGGAGACGGTTTTCAGCCCCTTCACCGGCATCGGTTCCGAGGGCTACCAATCCATTCTGAACCGGCGGAAATTTGTGGGGTGCGAAATCAAACCCGAATACCACGCCGAGGCTGTCAAGAACTGCGAAGGGGCCATCGAAGAATTGGCCGCGAAGGAGGACCAACTTTGTCTGCTGTAATGGAAATACCCATCGACATGACCCCGGAAGGGTATGCGACTTTCATCAAGTGCAAATCCCTCCCCCGGTATGAAGTCCAAGGCCGGAAGGTGATCACGGACGCGCAATCCTATGCCCATGTTTTCGGGGCTGGGGTCAGCCAGGCGCGGACGAATCTCCACGCCGCCGCCCATTTCGACTACCAAGCCGAAATAACCGACCGGGCGCTCTATGCCAAGCGGTACGCGCCATACCTGGATTGCGGACTTGGGAAGACCCGCATCGAGCTGGCCTTTGCCGACTCCATCACGGAACGGGTGATCTTTTTCTGCCCTCTCGCGGTTATGGGGGATATCCAAGACGAAGCGGCCCGGATGAATATCGGGGTTTCCAATCTTCGCCATGGGCCTTGGGCGGAAAAGATCGGCTTGATGAACTTCGAGGCGATGCGCGGATTCGACATGCGCGGCGTCAAGGGGATCATCGTCGATGAGGCATCCATCCTGAAAAACGGAGACGGGGCCATCCGGACGTACCTGACCGACATGGCCGCAAACTGCGAATACCGCTTGACTCCATCGGCCACCCCAAGCCCCAACGACCAGAGCGAGTACGCGACCCAATCGGTTTTTCTTGGCTACTCCGCGAGCCTGAAAGAGTTCTATTCCCGGTTCTTTCGCAAAGAGGGAACGGATTGGACTCTTAAGGCTCACGCAACCGAGCCGTTTTACCAGCACCTTGCATCGTGGGCGTGCTACATCAAAAGCCCGTCCAAGCTGGGTTTTCAGCGGGGCGGAGAGCTTGAGAACGAACCGAATTACATCACGCTTGACGCGTCCGATTCCGGCTATCTCCCGGAGGGGCAACTATTCGGAAATGAAATGAGCCTTTCGGACGCACAAAAGGTATTCGGGGATTTCCGATGCGACACCGATACCGACCGGTTCCGGGTTGCCGTGGAATCCATCAAAGGCAAGCGGGCTGTAATTTGGTGCATGAGAAACCGGGAGGAAGATGTTTTCGCAGACGCCACCGGAGCCACAGTAATCAACGGTTCCACCCCGGAAGAAAAGCGGATTGAAATCATCCAGGCGTTCCGGTCCGGGCAGATTCAACAATTGATTTCCAAGCCCAAGGTAATGGGGTACGGCGTCAACCTGCCCCAGGCCGAAGCCCATCTTTTCAGCGGATACGATTACAGTTTCGAGAAGTTCTATCAAGCCATCCGCCGGTCCCATCGCTTCGGGCGCAAGGGTAACCTGGATGTCTACATCCCCATGGCGGAATGCGAGAAGCCGATCTGGAATGCGCTTTCCACCAAGCTAAAAACCTTTGAAAACGACTGCCAGGAATTGCAACGGAGGTTTTTCAATGTCGCCTAAAGCCCTCCCCACCGTCCTTATCATCATCGACGTGGCCGCCTCCATTGTTTGCGCCTATCATGGGGATTGGCGGAAAACGGTTTACTGGGCCGCGGCTGCCGCTTTGACCTACGTGGTGACCTACTGATGCCGTTCAAGGATCCCGAGACCGCGAAGCGGGCCAAGGCCGCATGGTATCAAGCCAACCGGGAAAGGCAGTTAGCCCGCCAACTGCGATACAACAAAACCAAGCAAGGGCTTGCTGCGGGCCGGAGTTATTCCCGTCGACGCCGCGCGCGGACCAAGCTCAAGACCAGAGCCCGCATCGTGGCGGATAGATTGCTTGCGATTGCAACGGAACGCGCCCAATCGATACGGGCGCACGGTTACACCGGGGCCTTGTGCCCAAGGGGGATATGATGGAACTGAAAATCATCCGCAACCCAACGTCTACGGAGACCCCCGGGCGCCTGTTCGTCGACGGCCAGTATCAGGCGGATACCCTGGAGCTGGCTTGGAGGGACAACGCCACCGGCATATCCTGCATCCCTCCCGGCAAGTATCGCCTGGGGTGGGTCAAGTCCCCGCGCCTGGGCCGGTATACCCTGCGGGTTCATGGGGTCCCTGGCCGGTCCGGAATCCTGATCCACCCCGCCAACCGCCCGGAGGAATTGAAGGGCTGCATAGCGGTTGGGAAGCGCGTAGCACCCAACGTCCTGATGGAGAGCCGGGTATCGGTGCTGGCTCTGGAAGCCTTGGTAGTGCCGGGGATCATCCGAAAGCATTTCGTTTGGCTGGAAGTGGTGACGGCATGAGCCGCAACTGTTTGATCTGCAAAGAGTCCATCGTAACCCTGGTCCTATCCTCCCGGCGGATTTCGCTCATGAAGTATTGCGCCCCCTGCCGTGCGGCTATCTGGGTGGAGTACCACAAGATCCAGAAGCTGAATTGGGCCCAGGCGATTGAAGCGGTAAAATCCAAGCTGGTGGGAGCGACGTGAGAGTCAAAATCCACCCCAAGGACAGCCCGGATTTCCTCCTGGCCCGGAATATCTCGCCACGCAGCCGGAAACGGGCCGCCAAGGCATCCACGCCCGAGGCCGTGATTCAGGACATGGTGGAGCAGTACATGGACGCCAGGGGAATCCCCTACCTCCATATCCCAGCCTTTCTCCTAAACGCCGCCTTCGCCATGCGCGGGAAGGTGGATGGGGCGGTCATGGGGGCTATGCGTAACGCCGCGGCCTCCGTGCGCGGGTTCCCGGATGTGGTGGGATTCAACCCCCGGAACTTCACCTATTGCCCCATCGAACTCAAGACCGAGATCGGCAAGATGACGGACTCCCAAGAAATGTGGGCTCGCGCCATCGGGACCAAGACCTGCCGGAGCTTCGACGAGGCCCGCGCCACCCTGGATACCTGGTGGGCCAAGCCATGAACAACCCGCACCCACCCCTGGAAAGGATTTGAAATGAAAATGCCAGGCACCGATATGACGATGGCGGAATGGTACGACAAGGCCAACCATTGCGCGGCATGGCTCTACATCCACGGGATTGTTCCCGGCTCCGCGCACGATCGAAACAGAGATCGGATCGTGAAGCTGTTTCGGGCGGCCGAAGCCAAAGCAGCGAAGCCGTCACGGTCACAACTACCAACCACATTAAAAAGGAAGGATCCAAAATGAAAAAGGAAAAGGTTTTGGCGCCCCGGAAGAAGGAAACCCTAAAGATCACAGGGCATAAGCGATTGGCGTTCAATCCTCCATCAGCAAAGAAGGATGAATATTTCTGGGTTATCGCGTCGGTCGATGCTCGAAAAAAGGGGCGCGCTCACCGCGCCTGGTCGATATGGAGTTCCAAAAAGCAAGCCATTGAACATGGGGTTTTCGGTTGGGACGACGCCGAGTTCTTTTATGAATCGGGCTACTATACCCACATTGTCGTGGAAAAGATGAGGATGAATCATCCCCTGCCCATTACGATCGGAAAGGGTTCCCAGAAGTGGTTTCGACTAGTTGCCACGAAGGACAAGACGAAAGGCTTTGGCGAGTCAGTCAAGGCTGTACCGTGTAAGAGACCCAAGCAATTTGAACACGTTGTGGGGTTTATGTGAACTTCCCATCGGCGAAGCCGTCAAGATCCAAATCCAATCCCCGCCCCTCTACCAGGGGGAAGAAGTGAAGGCCGAGAAGAAGCCCATCAGGCAGCAGGTCAGGTGTGTCCGTCATGACGAGTGGTATTACCCATCCGAAGGCTGCGCCACCTGCAAATCCATTCCCACTCCCCGCCCCTCCAGCGCTAGGGGGAAGAAGTGAGCGGCGGTGCCGATGCCATCCTGTCGTTCTTTGCTGGAGTTGGCATATCCGCTCTGATATCCACTTCCATTGTTCGCGATATTGGAAAAGCCGATGCAGTCAAGCGCGGATGCGCTGAGTTTGTAATCACAGACTCAACGTCAGGCGCCACCGAATTCAAATGGAAGCCCACGCCCCCAACCCATAAAGGAACCCCATGAGCCTGAGATTCAAACTTTCCCCTGAATTGGCCGATGGCGACCACTGGACCGTATGCGACACCCTGGACCAGCTTTTCGAAGCCATTAAATCCTGGCATGAGAACGAACCCATGGAAGGCGACGATTTCTGCGTGGAGATTGTGGACATGACGGACGAAGAAATAGCGGCATTGCCGGAAATCTGAAAGGGAATCATGAAAAAAGAAAACACCAATTCAAGAAAGGCCCGCCAAGCCAAAATCATGGCCGCCGTGGATCTTATAAACGGCCTTCGCCAAGGCGTTTGCCCCTGCGGATACATGGGGACAATCACAAACGGACGATGCTTTAAATGCGGCACATTCTGGGACATCAACCCCAATCCCAGGCTCCCCACCCCCGCCATTCCCCAGGATGCTGGACGGCTGGACCTGGCCCGCCTATGGTGGGAAGCTGGCGTCGAATCGGCGAAAATTCATCTGCCGAACGTCACGGCCGACAAATGGGAAGACATTCTGGACGCGGACAAGGCTTTTATGTGGGATGCCGCAAAACACCTGCTGGCAGCCCTCGCCGCTCCCGTGGAACCAAGGGCCGAGCCGGTGAACCGCTTCGGAGTGAACACGGAATATTTCCGCACCGAACTGGACCGCTTGCGCGCGTCCCTGGACAACCGGCCGGCCGACGAGCTTTCCCGCTATCTGCAAGTCCTGGCAAATGCGGCGGCGGATATCCATAACGGAAAGACATCCACCCCGAAGGAGATCCAGCCATGACCCAGGATAACCAGACCCCCGAAAGCGTGATAGGGACCGCATGGATGGATTGGTGCTTTGCCGATGGTGGCGGCACCTGCGCGGAATTCGGCGCATGGATGCTGGAAGCCCTCAAGGATGCAAACCTGGAGGTCCGCCCCATCCCCCCGAATGACTCGACAGCCGCCCCTACCGAAAGGCAGGAAGCGGGAAAGGTTATCATCGACCTATGCACGGCCCTAGAGTCCGTGGTGGATGTGGAGGGGATCGCCTCCGAGCCCGAGGCTGCCGATTCTGTGAAGCGGGCATGGCGTAACGGATGCCGCTGGATGGCGGGAGCCGACCCGGAGGCCCAAGGCCAGGAAGGTAAAGGGACGGACGGAGCGGACACCTCCGGGTGCGACCATGAAGCCGAAGTCTACACCATGTACGACGATGGAAGGCTGGGGCAATTGCGGTGCGTGGAATGCGAATCGCCCATGGAAGCGGTTCATTCGGGAGAATACAAGGCCATGCGTTTAGCCCTTCGGCACGCCGAAAAAATCCAGGCCCCCGGAGAGGGTGCGCAAGGCATTCCCCAGGGGGCGGCCGACCATTACGACCCTGGCCATCGCCTCACCGAGGCGGAATTGGATGCAGCGGTAAAAACCTACCACGATACCCGGAGCCGCTTTGCGAAATCCACGGCATCCGTGCGCAACGCTCTGGAGGCTGTGATCCGTGGATACCTCGCGGCGGCCCCCGTGGTGACGGCTTCCCCCAAGGGGCTGGAGGCGTTGAAAGATGCACTAGATGCAATGGACAGGGCCGATCTGGAGATAGCCCGCCTATGCAAGGAAATATGGGCCACCGGTAAGGGTTGGCGCTGGAGCATTCCGGCTGACCCGAGGCGCGACACCGATCTTATCCTTTCCGACGCCATCACCAAAGCCCGCGCCCTATTGGCCCCCGCCCAGCCCAAGGAAGCCGATACGGTCCCAACGGCCCTGACCTGGACCAAGGAAAAGCCCACCGTGGAGGGCTGGTATTGGTACCGGTGGAAACTTTCGGGCGGCGAGCCTATCCACATGATTCGCGACAAGAGCGGGCTACACCATGACGCGAACGGTGATCGAGGGATGAACGTCGAAGAGATGAATGGCTTGTGGTGCCCAATCGCGCCCCCCGGGGAAGCCCCCAGGCGGGAAGGGGGCGGGACGGTATGAAGCGGCTAAGCGAACCAAAGGCCAAGCCGGGCGAACTATTGGCGAAATGGGGAAAATCACCTCATGAAGGCCCGGACGTGTTCTATTGCTGGCACGAGCCCGCCAACAAGCGCGATAGCAACTTCCTCATCAACGGCTTAGGCCCGGTGCTGGAAGAGTTGAAAAAGCGCGGCTATGACCTCACCACCGTAAAATTCAGCATCCAGCGGGCGGTTCCCGGGGAGGCTGGAACGTGAGCGGCGAACCGTTGGCCTCCCAATTTGAAAATGCCCTGGACGCGGTGGTATCCCAGTTCTCGGACCAAGGACTGACCATTTCCGAAGCCCTGGGCACTCTGGATCTGGTCCACGCCAGGATTGTAAAACGAGCACTGGACAGCGAAGACGAGGAAAGCGAGCCATGACCAGCCCCCAACCCCCCACCCAAAGGAGAACCATGAGATTCGCTATAGCCCAGGAGGCGAAGGCGGCCTTGGGTCAGGATAGCACCTAGGAGGGCTACAGGAGTCCACGGCCGGCGCCTGTGGCTGGTCCGTGGTTTCTGTCTGGCAGGACAGGAGCAGGAGCGCCAGGGCCCAGCCCTTCACGAACCAAACCCATCCGGCCCCTCTGGCCCCAGTTGCTTGACCACCTCACACCCCTCCCGATGTTCCGGCCTATGCCCCCCACAGGCTGGGCAGATATACCTCTCCCGCCACACTTGCATGGCCTGGGCCGCCATCCCCTTGCACCACACCCCCAACACTTGATCGTCGGTAATGGCCAGATGCCGCCTCAAGGCCTTGTCCCCCATGGCACGGGCCGCGGTATGGAGCCATCCTGGGCTATTCATGCTTCTGCCTCAATAGGCGAAACACCGCCCACCAGCCGACACCGAACAAAAAAAGAAAAGCCGCCCCTATTACCCCGATGGAGATCCAAAACGTCATACTGCGCCCCTTGGTTTGCCCCCTTGGACGCCTGGGATAGGTTATTGGTCACGGAAGGTCCGTAAGGGAGTGGGTGGATCGTCTAGGCCTTGAAGCCTCCATCTCCCGCCGTTCGAACTCATGGATCAATGCGGTTTCAATGAACTCGATCTTCGTTTCCCGATGCTCCCGCAGGTCATTGATTCTTTTCCAGTCCTCAGGGTATAGAGCAATGCCTTGGGACTTCTTCCGGTTCGTTTCCATGACCAAATAATAGCGTCATATACGCGTCTATACAACGCTATTTGCGCGGTATTAACGCGTCACTGCGCGTCATTCCGGCGTTAACCTCGCGCTGATTCCCGCTATCCTTGCTCCATGACCGCAGGTAGGCCCACCACATACACTCCCGAAGTCCTGGAGCATGCCGAAGATTACTTCGACAACTTCGAGCCGTGGTATGAAAACCCCGTTTCCATTACCCACAAGGATGGACGAGTAGAAGAAAAGATGGAGCGCGTGGCCAACCCACCCCCATCCATTCTCGACCTGCATAGGTACTTGAAATCCAAGAATTTAGCGGTTTCGCGATGGTCGCTTTACGACTGGTCCGAAGAGGGTAACGCGAGACATATCAAGGAATTTGCCCAAGTAATAAAAAGCGGCATCGCCAGGCTGTACCCGGAGATCCTTCAAGAGAACGCCATCATGGGCAAGTACGCCCAGCCCTTCGCCATCTTCGCCGCCAAGAACCGCATGAAATGGACGGATAAGCAGGATTTGAATGTAAGCGGTGCGATTACCATCCAATCCACCGCGGTCGATGAAGCCCTTTAAGTTCACCGCCAAGCAAGCCGAGGTGCAGCCCATATTCGGGAGCCCGGCAACCCATATCCTGGGCGAAGGTGGCGGCCGATCGGGCAAGACCCTGCTTATTGTCCGGAACATCGTTTTCCGCGCCCTCAAGGCCCCAGGCTCCCGTCACCTTATCGCCCGCTTCCGATTTAACCATCTCAAAGCCTCCATCATCGCCGACACTTTCCCCAAGGTTATGC